CGAGTAGTTTGCTCGATTACGTGCATGAATGATCTATCAGATTAGATTCCTATTCTTTATACGAATACTGACTCGTGAGAGAAAGTAAAGTATAATATCCTTAGTAAAACTACAAAATCTTGACAAAGATTAGTGTGTATATTAATGATAAGAGTATTAGATTCCGAAGAACCACTTTATTAATCAAAATAAAAGTGCGCCAATCCCGAACGATCATCCTCAGTGATGGTCGGTCTGACGTAACACATTCGTTACTTGTTCCGGGCTAGGAATTAACCCAGCTGCAACATCGATAAATAACCGGTGTGGGAACGAAATTATATCTCAAAGTAAAGAGTAAAGGGATAAATCCCCTAATCTATACGCCTCGAGACTTAATTCACATAACGTGTACATAGTACCAAAATGTGTAACAGTCACTAGGATCACTCCAGCTAAATATAGCTCAAACGAGTGGAGGATAACATTTCCAACCACCTGAAAGAAGGGATTTATACCCTCAGGGAGATCATCTCCTAGACTTTCAACCAGTAAAAGTCCTTGTATGACTGCTCATATACTCGCAACTCCTGACACTACCGGTCCCACCCCGTGGAAGTAACTAAGTACTCCCAATAATGAGGAAAAGGAAACGGTCCAAATCGTACGACGGATTAGGGCCTTCTTTAAACTGAAGAAGGCTGATTTTCCTAACCGGCGATATGGTAATCGTTTTAAGATGTGTCGGATTATAATCATTGGAATCCCAAACAAGGAGGATTCCATTATATTATCACGATTCTTTGACTTTTCCTTAGGCACGTACTCTTTCACAATGCCTGGCGAGATCTTTAAAAAGACCTTTAATGCTCTTAAAAGAGAATTAAAGCCGGTAACCAGTCGATGAAGACGCGGAGCGTGAAGCTTATTTAACTTCTCACTCCGGGTGGTAGACAACTGTTCGAAGCTCATTCGAGCTGCGGATTGTTGTATCTCACCAAGTCTCACAATGAGTTTAAACAACTCAAGTGATTCCATCTTCATTCAATCGATCCCGTTGAATGCGGTATCCAGAGCCACTAGGCTCTCCTCGCGAATATTAAGAAATTTCATTAGAGCATAAATGTAAATTTCGTAATATAAACTATTATAAAGAGTAAGACTTTCTAAAGTCCACTCCTTAGAATAAGCTTCTGAAGGCGACCTCATTAATAATGTGGTAGCCTTAGTCACATCCATTGATATCTGTCAGCGTACCCGAAGATACTGCTTCTTCAACCAAGGTTGGATTAGTTCATAGAAACCTTCTTGACCTCCCTTTAAAAAGGGCGGAAGAGTGTCTCTTAAAACAAATGGATCGCGAAGAGCCATCGTAGTAGCGAGGTAACGAACCTTTAAGTTTTGCATTCATAAAGGTCTATTAGTCCCACCCACTACTTTATATCCAAATCCCGCAACTTTGAGTAATCGAGCGAGAGAAAGTTTATATCTTCTCCCGTACTCTCATAGCTCAACTGGGGACTGTAACGCAGCGTAAAGTTCACTGAGCAACGTGGGGGAAATGTTAAAACCTAAATAAAAGGTTTTCTTAGCGAACTCCAAACCAAGTCCCTTATGGGACATGATGGATTTTGCCAAGTTACATTCCACACCCAAGGATGTTATCAAGGTATGATATCGTTTTGCAACTCGAGAGTTGAAAATTACGATGTCATCACCTAAGATGGCATAGTCTTTAAATAGGACTTTCCTTGAAAATCCTACTTCTCACGCCGCTACCTGTACAATAAAATGATGTGTAACTGCTAACATCGCTCAGCTCGAGAGAGCTCCCATCGGTTGCCCAACTGCATATTTAACTGCAGTAGTGGACTTTGGGACGAGATACTCTCTTTCTACCATTATAGCCCGTCAAGCGTTCGACTCCAATCCAGACAAATTAAAAATCTGGGAAAAGAGTAGTACCTGTAGGGACATAGGTAGACGATCAGTAGCAGATGACAGGTCCATAGAGTAAAGGCTTTTAAAGCCTCAAGCTCTTTTCAAAGGCTTCAATTGATTAAAAGTTCCATCCATTGGTCACTTACTTAAAATTTTAAATAAGATCAAATGGAAGGGTCTTAAAATCAATTGAGACCATGGATCCACCATAGCAAACACTCTCATTTTACCTGCAGCTTCCTGTTTTAGACCCAACTTTCCGACATATGAGTGTTTTGGCTCAAGTGCAGGAGAGAGGGATGTCTTTGCTTTAATTCTTGAAATCCAATAAGACACCTTGTTACCCTTGAACAGGGAACCGAGTGTAGTAATGGCATCGAGAATTACTTCAGGCATAGCCCGAGCAGATCGAATCATAACGATTGGATTTGTAGAAGCAAACCCGAGGGACGATTGAGGAGAGGACTTACTTATCGGAATATATGAAAATTTATCCGAAAGTGCCTCCCTCACCGCCTCGGGGGTCTTATAAGTAGGTTGTAGGAATAACCGTACGAATAAAGGAATAAAACCCTTTAATCGATTAACGGCACCCTTCTTTCCCTTATAAGGTTCGACAATCGAAGCTAACTTAATCGGTGAGCTATAAACAAACTCCCGATAAAGACTTGATAAGGTGAGGGCCAACCTCATATAAGAGGTGGACCCTAACCGTATTAATCTTCGAGCAAAACGAGGAAATACACGGGGTAATCCTGCTTTCGTCCGAGATATCCTTATTTTCGATGGCGTTCTATAGCCAGCTATAGCTTGCTGGGTACAGATTGACACCGCTTTTAGATATTGGACAAGTCCAGGTATCCCTTGTGTCGCAGCTATTTTGGAAAAGTTAGATAATACGTAACGTATCATTCTAACAAGCGATTTTGTAGTTTTACCTGCACAAACTGGTATCAATCTTACGAAAGTACCAATTAGTGCTTGACCACCATTTCTAGTGATCAGGGCAGAGAAGCGTCTGATATTAAATAGCTTGAAACGAAATAAATAAAAATTTGTTTTGTTGAATGCATAATTTAATCCTCCTTTTGAGAGGTGACGTTCACTTTCGGTTTCCTATGGTTTGATCCATAGGGCCGCAGCCCCCCTGGAAGGGTAGTAGGTGAGACTACTTTAGGTTTTCTGATACATACAGAGGAATAAACCCCCCCTGCCGTATCAGTGGCCCTAAGTGATCGGATGTCTAAGACTCCCGGTAACTTACTAATTGGAAGGGGGGCAAGCCCCTCCTTTCATAATTATCATTTAAGATCAGTCACTATTATTCATTAAACGGTGGCTGTCTTAAACAAACGATCACTTCCATGTCTATGGAAGAAATATCAGATCAGATTCCCGAAGGAAGAACTAACTGAAGTTTTCACTACAGATCTTTGTAGTGTATAGTGGTAAAACCACT